AGGAAAGAAATATGGTCCTGAATATGAACAGTATTTAGAATCTATGCTTCCTGAATATGAATTTATTTGGGTTAGAAAACCTATTAAAAAGGGTATACAATTACAGTGGAATAAGATGTATGGCATGACATTAGATATCGATGAACCTATATGTGTTATGGATATTGATGTATTATTAGTAAATGATTATAAAAAAGTGTTTGATTATCCAATTAAAAGAGGTGAATTTTTAGCAATGCCTGGTTGGTGGAGAGATACTAACAGTGACAAGTATAAAATAAATGGTGGTTTTTTTAAATATTATCCTAAAGATTGTAAATACATATATGATAAGTTTATATCAGATATCCCAAAATGGCAACAACATTATATTGATAATGGTGTAACCGCAGGTCCTGTCAATGGTGAACAATACTTTGTTGAGGATTCTGTTAGAGAAAGATTAAAATTAAAATTACTTCCTGTTGAATGGTTTACTAGATGGAAGTCCGGGTTTGATTCTACCGATGAACAAATGATAAAATGGCAATGGAATACTACTAAAAAATATAAACAATTAACCGGAAATCCTTATGTTTATCTAGGTGATTTTCATCCTGACATAAAGTATGTTCATTTTACTCATGCACATAACAAACCCTCTGATTGGAAAAATTATACTAAAATAATTCATATAAATACACTTGAAAATAGTTAAAAAATAGAGTATAATCAATAATGGCTAACGAAAAACTATTAGTAAGACAAAGTTCAGATCACTCTCTGAGAGAGTTGACTCAGCAGACAAATGGCCGCGTGTTCGGTTATAATGTATTGCATGCTGTTGCTAATTTAGCCGATTCAAATGAGGTTGGTAATCTTACTACTAAAAGAGTTGGTAATAGAAAATATAATGTAGTAGGCACATTACAAAATACTTTTTTTAATGAACCAGTTGGTACCGCACCAAGCACTAGTATTACTTCTGGTTCTACTTCTTTGACATTTTATCAAAGGTATGATTCTGCTTATGCTATGGCAGATTCAGATTTAAGTTTATTAAGGCCTTTGGTTTGGTTAGATTCTGGAGGTAAAACAGGATTTAAACAAGCAACCAATGATGATCTTAATGCAGCTATAGACGAAGCTTTAAAATGGCAATATAGTAATCCTTTGGGAAATCCTGGTGTAAATAGTTACTACCTAAGTCAAGCTGCACCTGTTTTCGGTTCAGGTGATTCCGCTGGTCACTTTGAAGCAATATACCAATTCGATGATACTAGAACAGATGGTTCAACTATCCCAAGCAGGATTTGGAAAAGAAGACATGCCGAAAATGGTAATGTGTATGTAAATGCTCAAGGGCTTTCACTTTCTAATAATAATTTTAGACCCTTATATGTACAAGATAGTTCTGATGGTAATTTTTCTATTAGAGAAATGACTAGGCAGCAACAAGGAGCATTTGCAAGATTAGCCCAGAAGCGAATAATGGAATCTAAGATTGGGACATATAAAATCCGTACTTCTAGTCAAGGTGCACCAACTGATCCAGGGACATGGCAGTCTAGAGGATCATTTAATGATACTAAAAATGCTTTAGACGAAATTTCTTACGTAGGAGCATTCGCAGATGTGTATTCAACATCTTATGTGAAGGGGTATACAGCAACATATCAAGGAGTCTATACAGGAAATTATTCTGGTGGTAATACTGTAATGGACCAGTATGAAGAAGGGCAATATGTTAAATCAGGTACACGATACTATCAAGGCCCATTTCAATATTATCAAGGTCCTCAGGAATATTTAAGTCAAAACTATATGGGCCCTACTGGGATATTTTATAATGTAGGTTTTGCTGGCGGTAATCCAGACGCGGTGAATTTTCTAGGAGCAGGCACTTATGCAAGGTATATTCACGAAACAGCTTTTGCGGGTAACTATACGGTTGCTTTTGCCACAGACTATACATCTGAATATACTACCGAATATACATCTACTTATAATAACCCACGAGAAGTAGTTTATACTCACATGTATATAACTACATACACTAAAGAATTTACAGGGTTGTATGGTGAGATATACAATACTGATTTTACTACTTTAGCACAATATGTTTCTCCGCAACTAACATATGTAGGTGGTCCATATACAGGAGTACAATATACTGGATTTTCTGCGTACGATCGTGGAGGTATTGAAACGGGTAGTTATGTAGAGGGTTCTCCTAAATATGGAGGATATGATGTTCAAGCATTTTATGTCCCTGGATTTGATGATGCTTATGATGATAATAATCCAGATGAATATTTTAAACTTTCTTTTATAGGCTTTGATGGTAATTATCCAGGATCGGCAATGCTTTATAATAGGCATACCATAACTCCCGATTATTATCCTAATTATTTGGGTGGCTATATCCAAATGCAATACCAAGGCACTGCCTACTATACAAGGGCATTTGATGCTAGTTATGTTGGTTCTGGTATCTATCCGGTTTATACAAGACCCCGTGTTGGTCAACCGTCTTTTCCTGGATGGGCTGGAGTAATGGGTTTTTGGGCATCAAATTTAACGTGGACTCAAGGTTATGTTCCAGGAGATGATAGTTTAGATACTAACTCATATTATCAAGGTCCTCAGTTTTTATCTTGGGGTAGTCAATCATTTTTTGCTGGTAGTGTAAGAAATAGTAATCCTTTATATTTTGGAGAACATTTTGTCGGTGCTGGAAATGTTTCATATGTAAGAGCTAGAATCCAAAGCTATACTAATGAAAATGCGGGTGTATACTATGCAACGGGGTTTGGACCAACTATTGCATATGAAAGAGAATATCAAGGCCTAATTGCTTATGGAACAAACGCATATCAGGGAGCTGGAGGAACATATCAACAGTATTATGAATCTGCTGCATCTATAGCAGGATTACTATATGCTAGCGAAGGTCCTGCTTACGTAAGAGATATAGGGGGCTTTTCTGCTTATTATCAAACAGTCCCGGTATATAGTAGGAATCTATTATATGAAAGCTCTTATACAAGAGACTTTGGTCAATTATATACTTCCGAATTTGAACATAATTCGATAGACTATGTGAGGACTGTTGGTTATGGCAGTCCTAGTTATAATAGGAACATTTATTATGCTTCAGTATATCCAGATCGTTATCCATATGTTGGGCCGAACCAGCTAATTTTGTATGGCCAAGCAGAGTTTGCTAGCGGGGCTTATATCAGGTATTATAATACAACCATAACCTATGTGGGGCCTGGAGAAGGTCGTTACGATGGTTCTAGATATATGGGGGCTGGACCTATTTATATAACAGGACCTGATGATCATGGTGGCCCACAGTATATTCCAGATGGTATAAAGACCTATGAAAGGATATATGTACATAATACTGGTAGCTATGAGAGAGCTTATATGATGACTGGAACTATATATTCAGGTCCTAGTTATATAGGCCCATTAATTTATTATGGTCACGACGGTTACGGTGGTTTTTCGCAGAAATACTTTATACCACACTATGATGGCACGACAAATTATAATAGATGGGATGGTTATAGCAGTACCAATTATGTAGGAGGTCTAAACCAGGGTAACTATGGTATTGAACCTGGCGAATGGCAATATAATGGATTTGCTGATGAATACGGTTTAGGTCACCGCAAGGACGGCCGAGCTTCATATATCGGAGAATTGCAGGATCCTGGAGAAGTAGCATATGTACAGGAATATGCATCATCAGATGCTTCTTATCTTGGATGGTTGTATGCAGGCGGACATTATATAGCCAATTATACCTCTGAGCAATTTACCGGAGATTATGTAAGACTTAGAACAGAATCTTACGAGTCAATAGGATCCACAGTTGAATATGAAAGACTTTATGTTGGAAATTATTCAACAGACTTTCTAGGATTTTTTGATGGAGCATTATTTAATGCATACTATGAAAGTGATTATGAAACAGATTATATACAATCATATGAAAAACTTTTTGTGGGAACTACTATTATTGCTAGTACCGCAACAGACGAAACTTATACCTTATGGGTAAGAGTAGCTTAATAAACTAGGAGAAAATATAAAATGAATAAAGAATGGAAACACCCGTTTTGGGAAAATGCTGCGAAAGATAGATTAACTGTCCGCCTTAATATAACACATGAAGATGGATCGTTCTCTACTAGTGTAGCTAAAGTTGGAAAGTACGATGAAAACGGTAAAATAACAAACGACTATAATGAGATTTTAACACAAAATCCTGTAGAGAAGATTGATAAATTTACTGAGGAACGCTTAGAAAGACACAAGCAGCAAAGAGAAGCTAATATAAAAAAGAATAAAGAGAAACAAGAAACAAAACGTCTTGAAGATCTTTTTAATTATAAATTACAAGCTTTTGAAATACCAGAAATTAAAACTTCTGCTAATCGTGCTTTAAAAAGTAAAATTAGAAAGTCCAGAAATGTCGTTGAATTAAACGCCTATGCAGTTATATTATTATCGGAAGAATTGAATGCAAAAAAGGAATCAGAATAAAGGTTTTATTCTAGTAGCTACTAAGAGAGAAGCTTTTATAAAAAGTGCATCTTTTTTAGCTGAGACAATATTAGATTATATCCCTGATGCTAATATTACTTTATTTACAGAGCAACACTTTATAGATAGTCATTCGACATATTTTGCTCCATTCGATAAAGTATTACCTACAATTTCTAATACAAATAGAGAAAAAATGTATGGTATGGCTAATACGCCATATGATGTTACTATGTATCTCGATGTTGATATGGAAATAACCCATGAAGATATAGTAACAATATGGGATCAATTAGAAGATAATGATTTAAAATTTGTTAATTTAACAAGAGAGGGTGCTAAACACTTTGCTGAGTGGTCATGGGGTCCTAATCATTTAGATGATGGTTGGCAAGGAATACCAGATCATTTATCGCATTGCGGTGGAGTATGTCTTTACAAATCCAGTAATCCTCTCACGAAAGAACTTATGATGGATTGGTATCACCTTTTCTTAAAACAAAGAATTGGTGAATGGAATCCTAAAGAAATGGAATATATTAAAAAAGGAAATTTTCGTCAATGGGATCAATTAACCCTTTGGTGGCTTATATATCACTCTCCTAAATATAAGAAACTAAAGTGGAGTTTTTTTGAAGAAAATTATAGATGGAATTACTATACATCTTTTGGATTACCATGGCAACAAGGAAATCCTTATTGTGAAAAAGCACCTATTATAACACATTACTCATCTGGTATGGATAAGTATGGTCAAAAAGGAATATTATAATGCAAGTACCGGTTAAAGATATACAATTAAATAATACAGAATTTTTAGATATTCTTAATGAATATAAAGATGTATTAATGCAAAGAGAAACACCGGATGGTGAACCTTTAATAGCTAGAAAATGTCCTTTAAAAGCCAGAAAAGAAAAAGCCGAAGATTGGGTTTCTGATGAGTATCTCCAGGCATTAATAAAAAAAGGTAGAGAACATGAGGGATTTCCTAAGGTTTTAAGAGGCTATACAGGAATAAAATATACCGATTATCATCCAGGCCAAGAAAAGGTATATAAAGAAAGCCTAGAGGTATTAGAAGCCACTTCAATACTTAATAAAAAATTAATTGAATTTCTTTCTGCTAATAATAATGCTTTAAATGCTTGTTATCCTCCTGGAGGTTTTATATCTTGGCACAATAATGCTAATGCTGAAGGATATAATATTATTTGTACATGGTCAGAGACTGGTGAAGGTTGGTTTGATTATTGGGATATAGAAAAGCAAGAACGTGTTCGTGTTCAAGACGTTCCTGGTTGGCAAGCTAAAATGACATATTTTGGATCATATGATAAACCAGATAAATTATGTTATCATGCTGCGTATTCTGATTGTCATAGAATTACTGTTGCTTTTGTATTTAAAGAAGCGGATGAATTTTGGGAGGAGGTTATAGAAGACCTTGAAAACCCATTATAATATAGTATGTGTTAAATACGGCACAAAGTATAATTCAGAACGAGTTGAAAGACTTTATAGAATGGTGGAGAAAAATTGTTCTCTGCCATTTTCTTTTTATTGTCTAACGGAAGATAAATCTCAAAAATGGAGATATCCTTTAGATAGTAATTTAGACTTAGAATCATTTTGGTGGAAGATACAACTTTTTAATCTTCCTTGGAACAGACCTACATTATATTTTGATTTAGACATTGTTATACAAAAACCTATTGATTCTATTTTACGAAGAATAGAAAAAAATAAAATATTATTAATCAAACCTAATTATTGGGATATTCAAGATACAATACAATGGGATTATAATGCTATTGTGAATTCTTCTGTGCTTGGTATATGCCCGGTATCCGTTACGTGCGTCTATGAGCGTTTTATCGCGTCTAAAGACTATAATATCATCAAATATCGGGGATTAGATAGATATCTATCAGATAATCATTTATCACTATGTAATTATCTTCAATTCAATAATGATTATTATCATCGATGGAAAAATGATGCAACGCCTTTAAAATATGTTAAAGGTCACTTAGCTCATGACCCTAGAAAAACTCTTTGTATAATAACTCAAGAAGAACCTGAAATGTATTTTGGTTTGGAAAAATATTTCTTATAAATAATGATAAAAATTGACCAAAGAAAGTTTTACATATGGCACAGTATGAAGACATAGCAATTGATCAGGGAGCTGATGTTACTATTCAATTAGAACTTACCAATACAAATGGAACAGCAAAAGACTTAACAGGTTATACTTGCGCTTCTCAAATAAGAAGAACCCATGGTAATGATTCTGCTACATCCTTCACCCCAATGTTTTCAGCCCCCAGGACGTCTGGGGTATTAAATCTTACCTTAACACATCTTCAAACAAATTCATTTACTGCAAAAAGATATGTGTATGATGTTGAGTTAACTAATCAAGATAGTGCTGCTAATAATATAATTGAAAGAGTACTCGAAGGTCAACTTATTGTTAACCCTTCAGTTACTAGATGAGCTAAGGAGAAACCATGGCTACTAGCGCCAATCTTAGTATTAAGAAAAACATTATTATTAAAAAGATAACCGTGGGAGCACCTATTGGTGTAGGCCAGGTTTCAAATGGACTTTTGACATCATTAGATGATGTTAATGGCCAAACACTTTTTACTGCTCGATTAAATGATTCATTAGCATCTGATGCTTCTGCGTTTGCACCAGGTAACTGGTCTTATTTAATGCGATGGGATTCTGCCCAAGACAAAGCAACAGGTAAAGGTTTTTCATTTCATCCTGCAGGTAAAGTAGTAAAAGATGAGTTTTTAAAAGGTCATATATTTGATCTTGATAGTACCCATTTTCAATTTGATAGTCAGTTTTTTCCATTTCCAAGAAAATTTAAATTAAAAAATCGATCTGTTCCAACAACGCTTCAGGGTGATGATAGGAATATGGTTCAGGTCCATGTAACCGCTGATGGTATTGTTAGAAGTTTAGGCACAAGACCTATTAATGGTATTAAAAGTATTTCTTGGGAAGCTGCCACTGCCCAACTAAAAATAACAGCCCAGAATGATTCTAATTTTACACAGGTATTAACATTAGATGCATTTACTACAGATAGTTTAGCTGAAGGGTCTAATATTAATAGAAGATACTATACGTTCGCCCGAGCAGATAGTGACGCCAAAAATGCTATTAGTGTAACAGATACTGGAGGTGATGGTTCTTTATCATATAATAATGTTACAGGTGTTATAACATATACGGGTCCTGCTGCTTCTGAAGTAAGGACTCATTTTTCTGCATATAACTCTTTGCAATATGATAGTACGAATGGTATTTTTAGACTACCACAACCTTTAGATTCAGCTGCTACACCTTATTTTAAACAAATTAGAGGTCCTGCAGAATTAATTATTGATCCAGAAGGCATTGGTGATAATACAGGTAAAGTTACTATCTTAGGTAATCTTCAGGTTGATGGTACAATGACTACCGTTAATTCTACTACTGTTACTTTAAATGATAAAAATCTTTTACTTGCGGATTCTGCAACAGATTCAGCTGCTTCTGATAATGGAGGCATAACACTTGGTGGTTCTGGTGCAAGTATAGTATACGATCATAGTATAGCCGCTTGGAAATTAAATAGACCTTTATCTCGTAATATAAATTTATTACCTAACCATTCAACTAATGACCTATCAGAAGGAGCTAATAATAGATACTATACATTACTCAGAGCCGATTCCGATGCTAGAAGTGCTATATCAGTGGGTGATGCTGGAGGCGATGGATCATTAACATATGATTCTTCACAAGGCAGAATAACATATACCGGGCCAAGTGCGGCTGAAGTAAGAGCTCATTTTTCATCTATGGCGCCTGTAACATATAATAGTGGAACAGGTATATTTAATATCGACTCTACACAATTATACGAACAGTATATTGATAACTATTTACGTGAAGGTAAAACAGGTCGTATAATTCGAAACGGTCCAATTGATATTAACGGTAATCAATTTATTCTTGATGCTGATAGTGATACTATGATAGAAGCTTCTTCCGACGATACTGTAAAATTTACAGCTGGTGGAAAAGAAGTAATGAATATAAAAGGTGGAGCAGGGCATTCTAATTTTACTAGTTTAGAACTTCTTTCAGATGAAGCCGGAGGAACAGCTTCTCCATCCTTAAAATTATTTAGAAATAGTCCCACACCAGCTCAATTAGATTATCTAGGAGCAATTGATTTTAATGGTATAGATGATTCTAATAATGCCACAACATATGCTAATATAGTAGGTAGAATAGCAAATGTTACTAATGGTTCAGAAGAAGGCTCTATAGAATTTAGTGTAAGTGATAGTGGAACAAATACAGTTAATCAAATTATGTATGGTGACCATCATGTATATAAAAGAAATCAATATTGGAAATGGCCTCTACATACAGGTTCTTTTGATTATTATATTAAACCAGCCAATGCTATTACAGCAAGTAGAACAATTACATTTCCCGATGCAACAGGAACAGTATTAACAGGTGCATTAGGTCATAACCCTAGAAATTATTTTTCTGCGGGGGGCGATTTAACATATGACAGTGCAGCCGGTAAATTCTCTTTTGATGTTGAATTAGTTTATACTAAGGTTAATTTTGATTCCGACTTTAATATGGCTCTTGATGAATCTACACTTAATGGAACAGGATTAAGTTATGATTCTGCAGCAAATACTTTAAGTATTACAGATACAGCAGTCACACCAGGAACTTATGGTTCTTCTACACAGGTTCCTACATTTACGGTTAATCAACAAGGACAAATAACAGCTGCTTCACAAGCACAAGTCGCAGGAATCACATCAACTGCGTTTGATTCAGCATCAGGTGTATTTTCTATTAGTACTGCTGATGGAGGTATATTTAATCAAACATTATTTGATTCCGATTTTACAAAAGCTAGAACTAGAGAAGCTATTAGTTTAATAGATGCCGGTGGTGATGGTTCTTTAACATATGATTCGGCAGGCGGTAAATTTACATATACCGGTCCAAGTCCTGCAGAAGTTAAAGCACATTTATCTGGAGGTAATGGAATTACTTTTACAGCGGGAGGTAGAATTGATATAGATTCAGCTTCTGGTCCAACCGTTAATAGTTTAATTAATACTACAGGAAAAACTTCTTCAACACCAACATTAGTCCAAGCAACCTCTGGAGCAGAAGTAATTGTTGATACTATAGCACACAATTCTAATTTTATGTCAATTGAATATACAGTTCATATGTCAGAAGATGTTATAGACGAATCACAAATTTCAAAAGTATTAGTGACATATAATAAATCGACAGTGTCTTATTCTGAATATGGTATGATAAGTTCATTTGTTAATGATAGTGATATGGGAACATTAGTTGCTGATTTAAGTGGAGCCAATATAAGATTAAAATTTACAAGAGCAGCAGGTCTTGGAACAGTAGACGTAAAACCAGTTAAACAAATAATCACATAGGGAAAGTGAACTATGGCAATTAAAGATTTTAAAGTAAGAAAAGGATTACATGTAGGCGATAGCGCTACAATTATGAATAACCTAAACGTGGGTGGTCATTCTGTATTAACTGGAAATTTAACTATTGGAGGTTCGACATCAATTACAGGTGGTATCTCTGGAAGGTATGCGGGTTTTGATAGTGACTTTGGTCAAAAAGCCACAGGTGATTTAACAGAACATACAAATTTATTTTATACAACTGGTAGAGCAGATAGTGCTATTAATGCCTTTGTAGACTCTGCGTTTTTAGCTACTAGATTACCCGAATATGTTACTGATAATGATGCACATACATTAACTAATAAAACTATTGTAGATCCTATTATAGACTCTACGCCAATGTTTGGTCAACCTTTTGGTGGTATTTCTTTTAACGTCGATGGAAATATAGCTGATAGTACCCAAGCTTTAATGACATTTGTATCTCGAGATTCATTAGATGCTGCCGGCTTGGTTTTAGGTGTTAAAAATCACCAGAGACATGTTATAGGAACTAGAGGCAATAGCGCAAGTAATAAATTAGTAATTGGTTTAGATGGAACTAATTCTGAAATTAATATAATAAGAAATGTTGGTACAAAACCTGTTGCCATGACTGCACCAGCGGTTGCAGATGATTTAATTACGATAAGCAATACAGGAAGAATTGTTACTAATAATACAGAAGAAGCAGCTAATCAAACTTCTGGATCAATTCAAACAAAAGGTGGTATCGGCGCTGAAAAAAATATTAGAGGCGAAGATATTCTGGCAGCTAATAATGTTAAAGCGGTTGGAGGAGAATTACAAGGTACATTATCAGCCTTATCATTAGGATCCAGATCAACCTCTGATTTACCCGAAGGCACTAATTTATATTATCAAGATGCTAGAGTAGATGCTTATATCAATGCAAGTATAAACACTACAGATGTAAGTGAAGGATCAAATTTATACTATACTACAGCACGAGCGGATTCAGCTGCTACACGAGCAATATCAGTAAGTGATACTGGCGGTGATGGTGCTTTAACATATAATAATGTTACAGGTGTTATAACATACACAGGTCCTTCTCCAACAGAAGTAAGAGCACATTTTTCTCAAGGTACAGGAGTTACTTTAAGCGGTGCTGGACAAATTTCAATTGGACAACCTGTTGCGTCATCAGATTCTGTACAATTTAATTCAATGTCAGTTAATAATGATGTGGTAGTATATGGAAACCTAACGGTTGCCGGAACACAAACATCTAATGCTCAAGCGGATTTGTCTGTTACTAATTCAATGATTAAAGTTGCAGATAGTAATATGGCTGATACTGTTGATATTGGTATAGTAGGTAGATATTCAAAAGATGCTGGTGCTACAATTAGGCGTGCAGGATTTATTAGAGATGCTACAAATGGAGAATGGTATGCATTCGATAATTTAATACAAAACGGTATTGATAGTGGCGCAGGACCATATGATCAAACAATTAATGTTGGAGATACTGCTAATGGATGGAATTTAGGAACATGGAATTTTGGAAAATTAAGAGGAACCTATTTAGGATTCGATTCTGATTTCGCGGCCTTTTCTTCAAACTATACAGTTTATACTTCAGGGTTTACAGCAGCAAATGCAGGTAGATATGCTCTTAATACGGCAGGTGGAGGTTTTACTATTGACCTACCAGCAAACCCTCAAACAGGGGATTATGTAAGATTTATAGACGTACACAATTTTTCAAGCAATGCAGTGACCATAAATAGAAATGGATCCACTATTGAAGGTTATAGTGAAAATTTTGTATTAGACTTAGGTCAAAGTATTATTGAGTTTATTTACATAAATAGTACATGGCAGATATATTCATCTATTGGCCAGAGAGGACCAAAAGGGGATAAGGGCGATTCGGCGGATGTTGCAAGTTTCTCTACTAAAGAACAATCAATAGCGTATTCAATCGCATTAGGATAAAAAAATGGCAAAAAAATTATTAAGAGATTATATATTTTCACCTGGAGCAGCTGGAGTAGGTTATGTTGAGGTTCCTGGCAGATATGCATTAGATAAATTGTTACTTGTTACAAATGTAACAGATAATATTATTATGTATAACTTTGCCGATACAACCTATGCAGGAACGACTGCGACATTCTTTACTAGTGATAGTACCAATTGGCCAAGAGTAACTCAGGCACATGATGGTTTTACTAGATTTGTATTACAGTATAATTCTACTGGAATGAGTGCTAACGATTCACTTCAAATCTTTGCAGAAGATCAAGAAGACTTTGGTCAAAAAATACGACCATGGGATTTCGGATCAGATGCTATTGAAAGAATGAGAGTTTCACAGGGTGAATCTTTAATTGACGCGGATTTTGAATATGGATTACAGCCAACGAAATGGGCAGGTTTTGGATCCGTTAAAGGATATCCATCTACATATGATTTACCAGGTGTTGACCTGACTGTTAATACAATAGTAACAGATTATCAAACAGATAATACTACAAATAGTCTTATCACAGTTACATTTAAAGACTCTGCTAACGGATCCACAAATACACCGCATGGTTTAAGTGTAGGAGATGTTGTTAACGTATCAAGTTTAAGTTCAGGTGCAGCAGGATTCTCAAGAGCAGATGGTAGTTATATTATTGAAGCTGTGCCTAATTCTCATACATTAAAATATTATGCTCGAGGAGTAGTCGGTGCTTCAGATGGCGATAGTTTATTTACAGTAGAAACATTAGTTAGAAAGGGAGCTTTATATAGCAATGCTGCTTTACCTACTCCAACAAGCGTTACATCAGACGGAGCAGACCCGTCAGAAATAACTTTACATTTTGCTAAACCTCATGGTCTAGTTCCTGGAACACCATTACACGTTATAATGGCAAATGGAACTAATAAAGATAAAGCTTCAGGGCCTTTCTTTATGAAGGCTTCTCCGGAACCTAATCAAATGGTTTTTGATGCTAGACCTGGAGCTGCAGTAACATCTCCTTATAATGCTACAGTATATGCTGTTAGTAATGCTACTATTCTTCATAGACCTTCTGATGGTGGAGTTATATTATCTACTAAAACACCTACATACGCTGCGTCTGTTACTCGACAAACTAAAAGGTATTTTAGATATCAATCTGGTAAAGGATTTTTATTCTCATCTGGTACATTATTTGCTCCGGTATACGATTTACAATCTGTATCAGCAACCGGAACTGCTGCTGGCCAAACAATTACATGTAAAACAGATGATATAGATCATGGATTACAAGCAGGAGCATCTGTTCAGCTAGTAGGAATAGATACAACTGGATATGCTAATACATACAGTGTTAATAGTATAATTGATGACTATACATTTACAGTAATTGCAACAGAAACATTAGGAGATACTACAGCTAAGTTAGCCGAGATATCTACAGTTCAGGTTAAAAGTTGGGTAGGTGCTGCTGTAAGAGCAGGAATGTTTGATGATCAAAATGGTTTATATTGGGAATTTGATGGTCAGCAAGTATTTGTTGTACAAAGAACATCGACATATAATATAACAGGAACAATAGGTGTTACACAAAATAGTAATAATATAACGGGTTCCAATACAAGATTTAGTGAACAATTAAGAGCAGGTTCTAAAATTGCTATTAAAGGTATGACACACTTTGTTACTAATATTGAAAGTGATACGTCAATTAATATCTCTCCTGACTATAGAGGTATTACAGGTTCAGGTATACGAGCACAAAAAATTACACAAATAAGGGTTCCTCAAAGTAAATGGAATTTAGATAAATGTGATGGAACCGGGCCTTCTGGATTTAATTTTAATACAAGTCGAATGCAGATGATTGGAATTGAATTCTCATGGTATGGAGCTGGTTTTGTTCACTTTATGGTTAGAGGTCAAGATGGTAAATGGGTATTCTGTCATAGGATAAAAAACAATAACGTAAATACAGAAGCATTTATGAGATCAGGTAACTTACCTGTTAGATATGCTATTGACAATGATAGTCCAATTACATTTTTAACATCGTCTATTGATAGTGCTGCTACAACGCTTCCAGTTGCTGAATTAAATGAATTTAGTAATACAGGAACACTTATGGTTGACAATGAAATTATAACCTATACAGGTAGAAGTGCTACGGATGGAGCAGGTAATTTTACAGGATGTTCAAGAGCTGCCACTATGACACAATTTTTACAAGGTAATAATGTTACGGTTAGTGCAGGCGCCGTAGCGACACATAGTTCAAGTACGGGTGTCGCAGAAATATCTAATACTTGTTCACCTACATTATCACACTGGGGTTCAGCATTAATTATGGATGGAGGATTTCAGTTCGATAGAGGATATCTATTTAATTACTCAACGAATGACTTCCGTGTGAATACAACACCAAGAACGGCTTTCTGTATAAGATTAGCTCCGTCGGTATCTAATGCTGCAGTAGGTCGATTAGGAGCACAAGATCTTCTTAATAGAAGTCAGATGTTACTACAACAAATTACGGTTGCTATGGGTCGTGGATTTTCACAAGGTGATTGTATTTGTCAAGGCATATTGAACCCAAAGAATTTTAATAATGCTACGTGGAAAGGTCTAACAGCAGAAGCCGATGGTGGACAACCTTCATTTGCTCAGGTTGCAGATAGAAATGATATTACATGGACATCTGGATCTTATGCATTACCTGGAGAACAAATATTCTCATTTTCAACAGCTACAGGATATCTTGAGACATTGACTACAGTACAGGATCTATCTTCAATTAAACAAATGGATGGAGCTCCAATGGGGGGTGACTTTAAATATCCAGATGGACCTGATGTTTTAGCTATTAATATTTTCTTTTTAGCGGGTCGTGGTGATGGTACTATCGAACTTAAATGGTCAGAGGCACAAGCATAAATGGCAAAAAATCTTAGCACATGGTTAAGTACATCTCTAGCTCAGGGATTAGATTCTAATACAACTATTGGTATTATTCAGAATCAAATCATAAAGTTAGACTCTAATACTAGCGGTAATTATGTAAGACAATTGACCGATGGTGGAGGTATGTCTATTGTACCTACAGGTGCTAGGAATCAAGACGTTATAATAAGAATAGATTCTAGTGAAATTCCTACATTAACATCTGCTCAAACGTTAACTAATAAAACATTTAACTTGACTAATAATACTTTAACGGGTACAATAGGTCAGTTTAATGCAGCGTTATCAGGAGCTAACTTTGTATCTATTAATGGTATAGAGACTTTAACTAATAAAACATTAACATCCGCTACATTAACTACACCATCAATTGAAGCTGGATCAATAACGGATATTACTACATTTGGATTAAGAGATGTTTCTAATACAAACTTTGAAACCAGAATTGTATCAGATAATGATACTGTAGGTTTTAATTTATCTGCAGATAGAACAATAACATTAGATGTTAAAAATGCTGATAGAAGTATATTCTTGGCAGGTAATTTAACATTTAAAGGCGGATTTGCTATTGATTCTGCTAAAGATGTAACATTAACTCCAACTGATACTACTTCGTTAACATTACCAACATCCGGTGTATTGACTTCTAAAGATAGTGCTGATGGTAAATTAACGGTTAAAAATTTAACAAGAACAAATGGATTAAGAGGAACTGCAGGTACTTATGGAAGTCAATCTGCTGTTGCTCGTTTTACAGTTGACGCAAGTGGATTCGTTGATAGTATTAGTTCAGTAACTATTAATAGCTTAACATCTACCTCTTTTGATTCTGCTAATAAAACAATAGCATTAGGAACAGCAGGTGGTAATAATTTTAATATAAGAATAGGTTTATCGGGTTTTAGTACAACTGATTTATCTGAAGGTACAAACGAATATTTTACAAATACTCGAGCTAGAAGTGCTATATCTATTACGGATGCAGGAGGTCATGGTTCTCTAGGATATAACTCAGGAACAGGTGTTATAACATATACGGGGGCTTCTGCTGCTGAGATACGATCTAATTTTGCAGGCGGACACGGAATTGGTTTATTCTTAGGTGATATTAGAATTGATTCAGGTGAATTAACTTCTTTATATGGAGCTACAATATTAACAGATTTAAAAACTAGAGATGGAGCAGGTTCAGGCTTAGATGCAGATCAATTAGATGGCCAAGAAGGTTCTTATTATAGAATTAATGTATATAATGCAGCCGGAACACTGTTAAACTGATAGGAAGGAATTATGGCTACACCAACAAGCAAAGCAACATTAATTGAATACTGTAAGCGTCGATTAGGTGCTCCGGTTATTGAAATAAATGTTGATGATGACCAGGTCGAAGACCGTGTCGATGAAGCAATACAATACTATAGGGAATATCATGATGATGGTACCTATAGAGCATATTTAAAACATTTAGTTACTGCAACAGATGTGACTAATAAGTATATTACTATTCCTGCGGGAACTCACTTTGTAACAAAAATGTTTAAAACGAGTAGTGCTTTATTTTCACGTAATATGTTTAGTATAAAATATCAGATGCATATGAATGACATAGCTAATATGACTTCGTATATTGGTGACCTTGCATACTTCCAACAAATACAACAATACCTAAGCACACTAGATATGCAACTTAATGGTACACCTCAAGTCAATTTTGTAAGACAACAAAATAGATTATATATTCATGGTGAGTTTGAAGATGAGGATGTAAAGGCAGGTGAATATATAGTTATGGAAGCCTATTTAATAATTGATGGTAATACATATGCTAAGGTATGGGATGATATATGGTTAAAAGATTATACTACTGCTTTAATAAAACAACAATGGGGTCAAAACATGATTAAGTTTGATGGAATGACTTTACCGGGTGGTGTTACGTTAAATGGTAGACAGATATATGATGATGCTTCAGCGGAGATACAAACACTAAGAGAAAGAATTAGATCAGACCATGAACTCCCAATAGATTTTCACGTGGGGTAAATTATGGCTACTAATCATTACTTTAGTCAAAAAGTTAAAACCGAACAAAACCTATACGAAGATATAGTCATAGAATCTCTTAAATTTTATGGCCAAGATGTTTATTATCTTCCTAGAAAATCGGTATATGAAGATAGAGTTTTAGGAGATGAAGTTCCTTCTAAATTTAGTTCCTCATATAAAATTGAAATGTATTTAGAAAACATAGAAGGTTTTGATGGTGAAGGTGATTTATTTACTCGATTTGGTGTAGAGATTAGAGACCAAGCTACGTTTGTAGTTGCTAGACGCCGATGGAAAAATACAATTAGTAGAATAGATAATGATATTAATTCAGAAAGACCAAGAGAAGGTGATTTAGTTTATTTGCCTTTATCTAATTCTTTATTTCAAGTAATGCATGTTGAACATGAATCACCCTTTTATCAAGTAAGTAATTTAGCAACGTATAAATTACGTTGTGAATTATTTGAATATAATGATGAGGATCTAGATACAGGTGTCAGTGCAATAGACAAAATAGAACAAGATTATGCTTATGAATATCTAGTTAGATTCGATAGTGCAAGCACAGGACTATTTGTTGGTGAGAATATAACCTCAACACTTTCAGATGGTACTATCATGTCTGCAGAGGTTTCACAATGGAATCAGGTTTCGAGACAAGCAGGATTAATTCATGTTAGTGCTAGTGATGGCAAATATCATCAATTTGTAACTGGTAGACAATTAGTAGGATCTTTGCCTCAAGACAATGCAGGCAATGTCTTTACAGCAACTATATCTGCGCTTGATGGAGAGATTAATCAAATATCTCAAAATGAACAAAATACTGATTTTAAAACTGACGCCGCTAGCTTTTTAGACTTTACCGAAGATAACCCATTTGGTGATCCGGAGAATAATTAATGCATAAGTGTGAAAAGTGTGGACACGAGTCCCATTGTAATGTAGAATGTATGCGGTGTGTTAATGATATTTGCACAGGATGTAAATGTCAAAAATGCGTACCTAAGGAAAAATATAATGAGTGAACTATTTGATTTTGGCTTTACAGCCGTAGATGAAGATGAACTAGAAGCGGTTCAAACCGCGCAAAAAAAGAACGCGGAGATTGGATCTTCTGCGGCGCAAGCAGCAGAGGCAGCACGATTAAAACAGGATACACTTGATGCATTATATAATGCTATTACACCACTTCTTAATAATTTAAAGAAGAATCCTGAAAAAGAATATATTCTTTGGCCAGATAGATTGGCTAAGGTAGAAGCATTTGAAGATCATTTGCAGAAAATTTATAAAGGTTAAACATGTTTGGTACCTGGTTTTATCATCAACGTCTTAGGAAAAGTGTAGCGGTATTCGGTACGCTCTTTAATAATTTATTTGTTTTAAGAAAAGACGGTTCAGGTAAAGTTTTATCTCAGGTAAAAGTACCTTTATCATATGCTCCGTCCAGAAAATATTTAGAAAGAATAAGAGAAAATCCTGATTTAGATACCCAAACAAAGGTAGCTATTAAGTTACCCAGAATGTCATTTGAAATAATCTCTATACAATATGATGCTGGAAGACAGTTACAAAAAACTAATACATTCCAACAATCAGGTTCTACTAATGCTTTAAGAAATAAATTTTATACATTTGTTCCTTATAATATAGGATTTCAATTAAACATTTATACTAAAACACAAGATGATGCATTACAACTTGTAGAACAGATATTACCGTTTTTTAATCCTCAATACACTATTACTATAAAACCTTTTACAACATTTCCGAATGTAAAAGAAGATATTCCTATTGCTTTAACAGGTGTAGACTTTCAAGATGATTTTGAAGGTGCCTTAGAGCAAAGAAGAACTATAATTTATACTTTAACATTTGATATGAGAATTAACTTTTACGGTCCAATAGCAGAAGCAAAAGTTATTAGAACTGCTGAGACAAATATGTTTGATATAAATAGAGGTCTAAGAGACTCAGATATGCAAGTCTCTAAATTTAGAACAAGACCAAATCCGTTTAATGTATCTGCAGATAGCGATTTTGGATTTAATGATTCTGCAGATTATAATTACTTATTTAATTTTGATAGCAGCTAGGAGGCGTTATGATAAAATTTAAATCATTTATTGATGAAGCTAAAGATGATCCTTGCTGGAAGGATTACAAGCAAATTGGTATGAAAAAGAAAAATGGTAAGAAAGTTCCTAATTGTGTTCCTAAAGAAGATACACAATCTGAAGCGACTTATCAAGGTAAAAAGGTAACTTTAAATAAACGTTTGCCAGGAGATGTAAAAAAATCTAAGGTATATGTTGATCCTGATGGCGATGGAAAAGCTAAAAAAGTAAATTTTGGTGATAAGAATATGACTATTAAAAAGAATATTCCTGCGCGAAGAAAATCTTTCAGGGCTAGACATAAATGTGACACTCCCGGACCTAAAGATAAAGCAAGGTATTGGTCTTGTAAAGCGTGGTAATATGTCAGATAATGCAAAAAATGATTTTGAATATGCTAGACAAATAAAGCATGATCTATTAGCTAAGGGATCGGCTGCTTTAGATGATATGGTTGATGTGGCAAAAGCAACTGAACATCCTAGAGCTTTTGAAGTTATGTCTGGTATGATTAAAAATATAGGGGAGATAAGTGATTCTTTAATGGATCTTCATAAAAAGAAAAAGGATTATGATAAACCAGAAGATAATATAAAAGAACTTCCTAATACAACTAATAATGTCTTTATTGGTTCTACTAGTGATTTACAACGTATGTTGTTAAAAAAAGATAATGAGGATAAAGTAATTGACATTAACGACTACAAGACAGATGAATGATACCTATTTAGGTAACATTAATGTAAAAAAAGACGGTGTAGTTACAAATTTTACTTTAAAAGAAGTAGATGAATACAAAAAATGTATGGACTCTCCTCCTTATTTTGCAGAACATTATTGTAAAATAATTCATTTAGATGAGGGATTAGTACCATTTAAACTATACCCTTATCAAGAAAAAATGTTTAAGCATTTTAATAATAATAGATTTTCTATTATTTTAGCGTGTAGACAATCAGGAAAATCTATATCCTCGGTTGCTTTTTTATTATGGTTTGCTGTATTTAATCCAGAAAAAGTTGTTGCTATATTAGCTAATAAAGGAGCTACTGCTCAAGAAATGTTAGGCAGGATTACTCTTATGTTAGAGAACCTGCCTTTCTTTTTACAACCTGGATGTAAATCATTAAATAAAAGATCTATAGAATTTAGTAATAATAGTAGAATTGTTTCTGCAGCTACTTCAGGATCTTCTATTCGTGGTATGTCTGTTAACCTATTATATCTCGATGAGTTTGCATTTGTAGAGAATGCAGCTGAATTTTATACATCTACGTATCCTGTTATTTCATCAGGTAAAGACACAAAAGTTATTATCACATCTACTGCTAATGGTATTGGTAATCAATTTGAAAAGATATGGACAGGGTCAGTTCAAAAAGTAAATGAATTTAAAAATTTTAGAGTTGATTGGTGGGATGTTCCAGGACGCGATAAGAAATGGAAAGAAGAAACTATATCTAATACATCGCAATTACAGTTTGACCAGGAATTTGGAAATACATTTTTTGGGACTGGTGACACGTTAATAAACGCCGAGACATTAATGGGGTTTAGAGCTAAACCTCCACTAAGATTAATAGAAAATAACTGTGTCTGGATCTATGAAGAACCAGAAAAAGATCATCAATATGTGATGACCGTAGACGTTTCTAAAGGCAGAGGACAGGATTATTCTACTTTTACTCTGATCGATATTAGCACGAGGCCTTTTAAACAGGTTGCTGTATATCGCAACAATCTTATCTCTCCATTGCTCTACCCTAACATTATATATAAGTATGCAAAAGTCTACAATGAAGCTTGGGTGGTTGTAGAATCTAATGATCAAGGTGTATTAGTAACTAATGGATTATACAATGAGTTAGAATATGAAAACCTTTTTATAGAATCTACTATAAAAGCTAATAGACTTGGTGTTGAAATGAATAAAAAGGTAAAACGATTAGGTTGTTCTGGTATAAAGGATTTATTAGAAGAAGGTAAGTTACAAATAGTAGATGAAAATACTATTATGGAAATATCTACATTTGTAGCAAAAGGTCAATCATATGAGGCATCGGATGGTAACCATGATGACTTAATGATGAATTTAGTTATGTTTGGATATTTTTCTACTGGTAATTATTTTTCTACCTTAACCGACGTTGATATAAAAAATATGTTATTTAATCAACAAATGAAAGCAATAGAGGATGATGTATTGCCTTTTGGGTTTAGAGATGATGGTATACAACAGGCTGAAGTAGAAGAACAAAAAGATAACTGGCAAACAAAAAGATGGGTTGAAGAGTGGGGTGGCCCATGGTAAATATAATAAATTATAAATACTGGTAATGAACATCCGTATTATGTAAAAACTTATAATTCGATTACTGGAAAGAGGAAAAAGACATGGCAATTGGTACACCTTCAGAATCTCCAGCTATTGTCGTCAAAGAAGTCGACCTATCGGGTGTGGTGCCCAATGTCCAGTCG